AAATATTCGTATTAAGTATAAACACTTAGCCGCGGAATTAAAAGATAAAGATCCAGTATTAGCTGAAGTGTATGATAGAAAACAATTACCAATCAAGATCTTTATTAACGCGTACTTTGGTTCATTATCTGCACCTCACGTATTTCCATGGGGGGATATGAATTTAGGTGAAACAATCACATGTACAGGTCGACAATGTCTACGAATGATGATTATGTACTTCAGCAAAAAAGGTTATAAACCTTTAGTAATGGATACGGATGGGGTTAACTTTGAAATGCCTGAAACAATCAATCAACACAAATATATTGGGTTAGGTAAGAATGAGATGGTTATTGAAGGTAAGGAGTATTCTGGTGTTGAGGCTGACACAGCAGAGTTTAACGATATTTTCATGAGAAATGAGATGGGGTTAGATATTGATTATATTTCACCAGCAAGTATAAACATTTCTAGAAAAAATTATATCATTAAATTAATTAAAAAAGGAAAGGAAAAAATTAAATTAACAGGTAATACTATTAAGTCTAAAAAAATGCAATCATATGTTGTAGATTTTTTAGATGAAGCTTTAGTTCATTTGTTAAATGGTAACGGTGTTGAGTTTTTAAATTTGTATTATGACACTGTTGAAAAAATTCATAACAAACAAATGCCCTTGGCTAAAATTGCAAATAAAGCAAGAGTTAAACAGGGTGTTGAAGAATATAAAAGACACTGTCAAAAATTAACTAAGTCCGGTGTCACAATGTCTAGACAAGCACACATGGAATTAGTTGTAAAAAACAATTATCACGCAAATTTAGGTGAGACTATATTCTATGTGAATAATGGCGCTAAGAAAACTGATGGTGATGTTCAGAAAATAACTAAACCAACTAAAAGACAAAATGAAGAATTTATTGCTGAACACGGTATTCCAATGCCGGCTGGATATATTCAGATAAATTCTTACATGATTACAGAAAAGGATTTAGTAAATAACCCACAAATGACTGGTGAGTATAATGTTACCAGATATATAAGTGTGTTTAATAAAAGAATTGAACCTTTGCTGGTTGTGTTTAATCCTGAAATTAGGGAAGATATTTTAATTGAAGACCCTAAAGACCGTGTTTATTTCACTAAACAACAATGTGAATTAGTTTCGGGGTATCCATTAAAAGAAGGTGGTCAAGATAGTATTGACGAAGTAATGACCTTATCTGATAGTGAGGTAATTTTTTGGAACAAAGTTAATAGAGATCCTTTCTTTATGTACGTAGAAGATAGTATTGAAAAGGTTGATCAATATTGGGTTGATTATAATAGAAAGGTTGTAAAATTCCAAGCAAATAGTGTTAAGGACATTGTTGACCAAGAAGATGAATTTATTCAAAGAAATGGTCACGACTATGCTTATCACGCAGCAATACCTATGGATTAAATCACATTAAATGGACTTGGCATCGCCCTGTATTTCAATGATTTGTTAAGATTTTCGGCTTCATTGCCTTTTCTTTCTAGCATTTTATCGGGGCGAAGTCTTTCCAATCTCATCATAAGTTCTTCATTAAGCTTAAGTCTTTCGTCTTTTGCTTCAGTTAATAGTGTGCTATAATCTAGTTTAACATCACTATCAGGCACTTTTAAGTCACCGGAAAACTTACCATAAATTCTTCCTAAAGACTCCTTACAGTATGTTATTAGGTATTTTCTTACCCAGTTTTGTGCTGGTCTATTTAATTCATCCCATAATAGTTGGTCAATTGTGACATCTGATGGTAATTTAACAACATCTTTATTTTGTTTAAGACACGTATCTCTATCAAATGTGTCATAATACCAATACCACACATTATTGTTATTATTTCTTATTGAACCAAAATCAAATTTACCACCTGGGGTATTCATTAAGTGTACATATTTTTTACCTTCTGGACCCGCAGTAATTCTATAAGTTAAATCACCACCAATCAATCTGTTTTTAAGGTTTCTGTCTTGCATCCTAATTAACAAATCATTTGCAGGTAACATGAAATAAGAGCCTGAAGCACCTACTTGGGCAAATCCACCCACACCACCAAAGCCAACGCCTCCTAGGCCCCCAAAACCACCAATAAACGGATCTATAATTGAGTCCGTTAATTCGGATCTTGTAAACCACAACAATTCATTGATTTCCCTTCCGGCTGGAATTTCATATACTTGGGTTCCACCAGTAATTGTAAAATAATCTTTCTTTAGCTCCCATGGGCCATTTGCTTGTAAACCAACAATTTTAGAATACGAATATGTAAATTGTGTTTCATAATCAATATCTCTAGTTGTAAATGCTCTAGCTAACGATTGTGTATCAAGATCAATACCAATTAATGAAGACCATTGAGATTCGATTAACCAGTCGTTGACTAATTGCTCGTATTCACTAACAGACATTTCAAGGAACGAGTCCATTTGTTCTTCGGTTAACTCAACCCCTCTGACTGGCATGCCAAGTAAGTGTAGGATTTGTGTGTATAACTTTTCTTTTTCCGGGGCGCTAATTACTGTGCTCATTAAATAACTCTTTTCATATAAATACCGAAATTAAAGTAAATCTTTCAAAAGATCTGTTGCAAACGCCCCACTAAATTCACCATCCCCCATAACTTGATCAATAATGTTCTTTTTCTTTTGTAAAATATTATAAATCTGCATTTCTATTGTGTTTTCAAAAACAGGATAATATACTAACACAGTGTTTTTTTGACCATATCTATACGCGCGATCTTCTGCTTGAGAGTGGTGTGCGGGTACAAATGACAAATCATTCATAATAACGGTCTCTGCGGCCGTTAACGTAATTCCAACACCACCAGCAATAATATTTGAAATAAAGATTTTTATTTTATCATTATTTTGAAATTTATCAACACTTTCTTGTCTTTTTTCTTTACTCATCCTTCCGTCAAGAGTAACAGAATTTTTCTTATACTTTTGGTGAATTTCATCTAATGTTGCTGTAAAGTTTGTAAAAACAATAACCTTTTTATCTTGTTCAATAAATTTATCAATTAGCTCACAAGTATATTGTACTTTTTCAATAGCAATCAATTGTCTTATTTTCATTAAACGGTTGAGGGTAACGCTAATACTTTCATTCTTTCTATTTTCTTTTGATATGCGCATGAAGTCTTCCAACTCATCATCATAAAATGTATTTTTAAGTTCTAAATAAACAGGTGAAATTATTTTTTCTGGTAAATCTAGAATATCTGTTTTCATTCTTCTTAAAACCAGATTTTTAGTTTTTTCCCTTAATTCATCTAGATTAGCGGCACCACTAGTATTCCATATTTTTTTACCACCAACATTAAACTGATAACCAGCACAGTACCTTCTAACATAACTTTGCCAGTTTAGTGCCAATGGTGACTCAACAATTTTCAATAAATTAAAATAATTTATTGGTCTAGATGTCATTGGTGTACCGGTTAGCAACCAGACTTTAGGTATTTTTTCTAAAATGTCATTTAATAATTTAGTTCTTTGTGCTGTGGCATTTGAAATAAAATGTGCCTCATCAACAATAGCTAATTCAAAATTTTCATTTGTAATTAACTTATACGCCTCACTATCCTCAGATTTATCTGTTGTGTGAAAGTTCTTAAGAATGTCATAGTTTATGATGTAAAAATCAAATGTTGATCCCCATTTTTTACCTTCAATTAATAGAATTCTTCTATCGGTGTAATTTTTTATTTCACGTTCCCAGTTTATTTTTAATGAGGCTGGGCAAACAATTAATATTTTTTTAGCACCACTTTCCAATGCGCCAATAACTGCGGCGGTAGTTTTACCCAATCCCATGTCATCGGCTAAAATATATCTGTTATTTGCAAGTAGTTTTTCAATCGCAACCTTTTGGTGTTCCATTGGTGGTCTATTGTCATAAGGGGAATAATCAATTATTCTATTTAATTTTTTTTCTTCCTGAACAATAGCCATTTTAGGCATCCAAAATGCATTTAACTTATCATGTTCTAAGATTTTACCCCAAATATGATACGCTTTATCTGTTTCACATAAAAGTTTTTCCACCCAAATTTCTTCAGGTATTTTAGGTAAAAATCTGTCTTCACAAAGTTTTTCAGCAAAAGTCTGAAAAATCTTAACATGTTTTCTAGCTACTTTAGGTATTGTTTTTTCATATTTAATAATATATTCAGCCTGAGTTCTAGTTATGTTAAAATTTTTAGTTTCTAACGCTCTTTTCTTCAGATCAATTAAATGGTTATTTGAACCACCATATGAAAGCAATATTTCTTTAGCAACTATTTCGGGTATCCTAGTTTCCATATTATATAAAATATACACAATTACAAATAGATTATAAACTATTTATATTATTATGAGCAATAAACTACCAATAACTAGATTAAGTAAATTTTTCTCACAAGAAGATTTTGATTTTCAATTAGATGTGGGTCAAGAGTATTTACATGGTGATTTGAATATGAAACTTGTTTTATATAGAGTTGATAGACAAAAGACTGAAAAGGATGATGTTTACGGTGAGGTGGGTGCTGACGAAATCAAATATTTTCCACCTATTGAATTTAATGCGTTGGTTAAAGTTGAAGAACCTAAAAATACTAGTTACAAGAGTGGTATGTTAAGATACTTGGAACCAGGTAATCTAACATTATCGGTTTACATAAAACACTTGGCTGATCTTGGTATTGATATAAAATATGGTGATTTTGTTGCATATCCAGAAACAGAAGATAAAATAAGATACTACACCGTTACTAATGATGGTAGAGTGACATCTGATAATAAACATAGTTTGTTCGGGTATAAACCATATTATAGAACCATAACATGTACTATAGCTCAAGATCAAGAATTTAGAGGCGTTTAAAATGATACCAAAAAGAAAAACAGATATAGAGATTTACAAGGGCAAGGAATTGACCGAAAGAAGACAGGAGTTATTAGAAAAAATAACAAAATCTGACACGTATTTACCAGATTCGGTTTTACATGATGATTTGGATTACGGTATGTTAGAATTTGTTAAGAAAAACTTTGTTGTTGTTTCTGATGGCGCCCCAATACCTGTGATTCCAAAAATATTAACAATACAGAGGTGGGCTCAAATAATGAATACCTGGGAGTTTTCTGACACTGATGGTAATTTAAGTGTTCCTTTTGTTGGGGTAATTAGAAGACCTGATGTTCAACCTGGTACAAACCCTTCAATTATTAGAACCATACCAGATAGATTACAATTTCATTATGCCTCAGTTGCAACTTGGAATGGAACCCAGATGGGCGCGGACGTTTATAAAATACCGCAACCAGTTCCGGTTGATATTTCATTTGAGGTTACAATCGTTTGTACAAAATTAAGGGAGTTAAATCGTTTTAATAAAATTATTTTACAAAAGTTTGCATCTAGGCAAGCGTATACAATAGTTAAAGGTCATTATATCCCAATTATTATGGATAAGGTTGAAGACAATTCACCTATTGATCAAATAGACAGTCGTAGATTTTATTCACAAACATACCAATTTACTATGCTTGGTTTTTTAATAGATCAAGAAGAGTTTGAGGTTAAACCAGCTGTTAGTAGATTTTTTCTAATGAATGAATTTTCTAAAGGTACAAATTACCAAAGAAAGTATATAAACAAGACAATTGATATTACGGTAACAACATTTATTGCAGATGGTATGCAAACGCAATTTAGTGTTGGTGAAAGTATTGGTATTTTATTCAATGTAACGATTAACGGTTTATTACAAGAAAGAGATGTTGATTTTTTCCATATTGCTGGAACATCAAAGATAACATTTCCAACCCCACCATTAGAAGGTGATATTATTGCTATAACATACTTTAAAGGTAGAAATAGCGTGTTTATTGATAATTACGGAAAACCTATACAAGTTAATACTGAAAACTTTGTATATGACGGATCTACATTAATTTTTAATACTTTAAGTGCTATTAATAGTGTTGTAACTGTTGACATAAATGGTTTGACCGAAGAGGAAGGTGTTGGGTTTAATATTACAAACGAATCTGAAATCACTTTGGCATTTACGCCAGTAATTGGATCTAAAATTGGTATAACCTACTTATACTAATCTTCATCATATAAGTCTGTTTTTTTAGTAGCACAATGTGCTTCTATTAGTTTTTCAATAAGTTTATGAATTTTTAATCCATTTTTTTCACAATGTTTTTTTAACATTTCGTGATGTTTTTCGCTTATTTTGACGTTTTTACTATTGTTTTCCATGATAATATATAAATAAAGATAAAAAAAGATAAAATACTATCTAAATACAATTTATTCTAGAAATCTTTGCCAAAAACAAAGATATTTATTTGATAAGAATAAAATATTTTAACCAAACGTTTATCAATGGCAAATTCAAACAGAGTTTTCGTTTCTCCAGGTGTCTACACATCAGAGAAAGATTTATCATTCGTAGCACAGAGTGTCGGAGTAACAACACTCGGTTTAGTTGGTGAGACCTTAAGAGGTCCAGCATTTGAACCGATATTAATCTCTAACTTTGACGAATTTAAAACATATTTCGGGGGCACATCTCCAGTTAAAGATGGTGCTAATAACCCTAAATACGAGTTACCATATGTTGCAAAAGCATATTTGCAAGAGTCCAACCAATTATTCGTAACAAGAGTACTTGGTTTAACTGGTTACAAACCAGGGAACACATATGGCATAAAAACATTAGGTGGTGTAACCGTAAATTTAGTATCTACACCCACATCAACAACAGGAACAACTGAACCATTAGACATGCCTAACGGTTCGTTTTACTCAGACTTAACTGGTAAAACTTCAACTGAAGGTACTACAATTGTAGAGTTTATTTCCGGTGGAACATATGCTAATAATGATTGGTTCGTAATTGGACAAGTTCCAGCTAGCGATACATCGGTATTAACTGGTACTCAAAAATCATCACCTATTGGTGAAAATAATAACAAAAACTGGTATAACACATTTTTTACAAAAACAGGTTTGACTGACGCATCTATTGATGGTGTATATTCTTATCTTTTTGTATATAAAACTGCTACTACTGAGTTTGAGGTTACGAGATACAAGTATTCAGCATCTTTAAATCAAGATTATGCAGATAAAATTGTTTTATCATTAAGATCAAGAGGCTCATACGCTTTAGAAGTTTTAGGTTATAGAGTAACAGGTTCTACTGCAGTACAAATATCTGGTGACAGTATTGGAACTAATCCATTATCTGAGTTTACCTTAAGTGTAACTGATGTTGATTCTGACGTAAAAACGTTCACATGTTCATTAGATAGTTCATCAACCAAGTATGTAACAAAGGTTATTGGTGTTGATGTATTTGATAAAGATAAAACTAATTATCCAGTATTCGTAAATGAAGCTTATCCTAATTTAGTTGCTAACTTATTCGAACAAGGTTTGATTAGGGGTTTAAGTACAACAGAAGTAACTGTTGCTGAAGGTGATAACTTCAAAACACAATGGGATACTGCAAGTTCATCAATGGTTGTTTCAGAAGTAAGAGGTGGAACTGTTTCAGATCTATTTCAAGTTTTAACAATTTCTGATGGTGACAGTGCTAACTTTAACGTTAAAATAACGATTCAAAATATTGATCTAGAAACTGGTGAATTTGATTTACTTGTTAGAGATTTTAATGATACTGATGAAAATATTGTTGTATTAGAAAAATATACTAGATGTTCTATGAATCCAGATATGCCAGGATATATCGGAAGAAAAATTGGTACATCTGATGGTGAATATGAGTTGAGATCAAAATATGTGATGTTATTATTAGCTACAGACCATCCAACGGATGCGGTTCCAGCTGGTTTTAAAGGAATGACAACTAAAGATAATATTGGTGGTGTTAGATTTAAAACACAATATTATGATGCTGGAGATACTTTGTATTTTTCTGCTAGTGGTGCACCC